CCACTGGACTTCATCGGTGGTCGTATTATAAGTAAGATAGTTGCTCGTATTGCCAGCATTCTGTCGTATGGAAGATATGGTGAGAGAGTTAGCAGGGACACCTCCCGTCCCGTAGCCAAGACCAGCATTCAAACCGAGACATATGCTATTACTACCCTGTGCGACAGAGGAGAGAGTTCCCTTTCCAGCATTCGTCCCGATGGCGATAGCTGACCCGTTCATACCATATCCGCCCGCTCCGTCTCCCACAGCAACGCATCCAGTTGCTACATTATTATTCGTTCCTGCTCCCGTGTTGCGTCCTATACATACTGCCCCTGCTCCCATCGCAGAAGCAGAGGTAGTAGTGCCTCCACCTGCCTGATACCCGATGGCGACTGAACCCACTCCCGTGCCTTGATAAGCGGAGTTAGACCCGATGGCGACGGAATTAGTCGCCAAGTCCGCCATCCCCACAGCCCCGAGACCAACGGCAACCCCGTAGTTCCCCGATGCCGACCCGAGATTAGTGCCGAGTAGAGTGAGACCAGAACCCGTCCAAGACGCTGACCCTACTCCGTCGGTGAACCATACTTCGTTTGTAGCACTCTCCAAGCTCCCGAGATTTATAATGGATGCCCCTCCCGCATCATTTCCCGCTAATAATACATCGGAGAGGTTATCCGCTGGGACAACGGGCGGATACGCTGACCCGTTAATCGTCGTTAGGGCAATATCATTCACTCCCGTAATAGAAAGACCACCCGCATTATTACCCGCAGTTAAAACCGCCGTAAGATTGTCGGCAGGAACAACGGGAGGGTAAGCCGACCCGTTAATCGTCGTTAGAGCAATATCATTCACACCAGTAATGCTTTGATTACCCGCATTATTACCCGCAGTTAATACGGCAGAGAGAGTATCCACTGGAACAACGGGAGGGTAAGCACCACCATTAATAGTAGTAAGAGCGACATCATTCAAGTTCGTCATACTCAATCCACCCGCATTATTACCCGCCGTTAATACAGCTGTTAAATTATCCGCAGGAACAACGGGCGGATACGCTGACCCGTTAATCGTCGTTAGGGCAATATTATTTACACCAGTAATGCTTTGATTACCCGCATCATTCCCCGCCGTCAATACGGCAGAGAGAGCAGGCGTAGCAGGAGGATATGCTGTTCCGTTAATCGTTGTTAGGGCAATATTATTTACACCAGTAATGCTTTGATTACCCGCATCATTCCCAGCGGAGATGACGGCAGAGAGAGTAGGCGTGGCAGCGACCCCAGTAAAAGCAGTCGTCTGCTGTGTCCCGTCTTGGAATATCATATAACCACCGCCTCCCGCATCTAATTCCAACACCCCATTAACGATGGTCTTGCCCGCCCCAGCTGTTATTTGTAGCTCGCCAGCGACTTCCTCGATGGATGAGCCACCGCCGTAATTAATGGTGGATGAGGCGGGTAAGTCAAACGAGCCGTCGTCATTAAAAGACCAGTTCTGCGTAGCCACACCAGTAGAGGTCTGTATATTCACCGACCCGCTGGGATTAACCCCCGCAGGAAGGGCGGAGATGTTGATATCCTGCCCGTTAAGACCCGCCAAGTTAAGAGGGAGAGTGCTGGGGCTTAATATACCATTTAGCCCTGTAATATTTTGATTGCCCGCATTACTTCCAGCGGTAATAACAGCAGAGAGAGTAGGCGTGGCAGCGACCCCAGTAAAAGCAGTCGTCTGGATAGTTCCGTCTTGAAAAGTGATACTGCCTCCGCCTCCCGACTTCATCGCTACGCTCCCGAGATTTGTAATGGACTGGTTAGTAGCGTCGTTGCCGACGGCGAGGACTTGGGAGATATTCCCGATGACCTCTGGAATGCTGGGGTTTAAAGTAGTATAATTTAAAGTATTACAGGTTATCGCCCCCACATTCGTCATATTTAATCCACCAGCATCGTTGCCTAATGTTAGCACACTTTCTAAATCCTGTGCTTGCTTATCGGTCTCTAATTCGGCTAATAATGCGAGGATAGAGTTGTATTGACTATTTAAAGCGTAGAATGAACCCGACATATAATATAATAGGAGATAATTATATTGTATTATAATATTTTAAGGGGGCGGTATTTCGTCTTCGTCAGCACTACTTCCCTCGCCTCTTGGCGTGGGACGCATTAGCGATAAGGTCTCCGAGGACACTGCTTCTGGTAAGGATAACATATTCGCTAAATCAATCATTTTATCATCTATTCTTCGCTGGATTAAATTACTGGTGTGTATTAATCCTGTGTATTCTCCGTATTTAGCGTCCAAGAAATCCTTGCCTGTAATGGTGCGGTTCGTTCTATTTAATTTAAGCATCTTGAAACAATCCACGCCGAGCAGATAAAACTCTTTACTGGCTACGAGTTCCTTCTCCATATTGTCGGCGATTTGTAGGAACAGCTCTATTGATGAAATAATCCCGCAGATTAACGCCAAGAGACAATTCACTACGGAAATAATCTTTTGCTCTATAAATGGCTGTAAGCCCACAGAAAAAACCGAGTTGAACCCAGAGATGATGATAATGGGTATGCGGTAGTATTTAAGCTGACCCTTGTAGTAGATGTAGTTCTTCTTGTGATAATTACTCATACTATTACTATTCATCATTATACGATTAATAACGCTCTCTAAATCATTACTCCACGTGTCCTCCATTATATATTAACGCATTATTTTAATTCATCATCTCGGTAAGAAAAGCGGTGGAATGGCGGTTAATGACGCTCACCAAGTAGTCCCGTAGCTTCTTGATTTTCGGGAGAGCATTCTTGGCTGTGATGTCGTCAATATATTTAAAGGTGCTGTTATTAATATCCACTTGGTAGAGGTGGCTGAACTGCTCCTTGATGTATTGTAGGTTGGCTTCCACGTCCGCCCACTTCGGCTTACGGGGTTGCTCTAATAAAATCTCTAATATATCCAGTTCATTTTTAATCTTATTCGCATACCCTACCTGCGAGTTAAAAAATGCTTCCAGTCGGTCTAACTTGGCTCGGTTCTTGGTCTCATCTTCGTAGCGTAATAGAGAGTAAAGGCGTTTTAATGCTTTGAACTTGTTTATCTTGGTGTAGTAGCGTATTTCTTCCTCAAACTCCGCCTCCTTCTCGGCTTGGTCGGGCGAGGTATTCCAGTTCTTCTTGCCGTCGCAGGTAATATAATAATTCTCGGATACTTCGGCGTATTGATTACCCACCTTAATAATGAGGTCAATCTTCGTAGGCGTTAAATCCATTATAGCGTCTTTAAAATATTTCTTTCTACCATCAATCAACTTCACCCAGCCCCGCTTCATCGCTGGTGCGTCCCATCGCAGTTTCCAGAGAGCATTCACCAGCTTCTCTTGCTCGTCGCCCGTCGCTTCCCTAATCTTCTTCTTGTAGTCCGCAGGGATAAGCGGGTTCTCCAAGTATTCGTCGATGGAATGCTTTGAAAAATCCCCACGATACACGAGGCGGTCGTCCCACCCCGCCTTGAAGTCGGTAATCCATACATCAGGGTTCTTCTTGGTTTTAAAATAGGCATCTTTAAGGAGACGGGCTACTGCGGAGCATCGGTCTTGCTTGGGATACGCCTCTGCGTCGTAATCTGCTCCGTAAGTCATCGCTCGTAAAGAGTTAGAACCTATTAATCGCCTGCGACCTTTAACGGCAAGTTGATTGATTATATCACCAACGGAATTATTAATCTGTTCCACTTTTCTTTCCATTATATAATATTAGTATATATTATAATAATGCCGATTGAAATATTAGATTTAATATCCTCGCCTAAACCATTCAAAAGATTTAGGATAAAAATACAGGACGGAGATGAGGTTAAGCAATACGACTTTGGACTAAAAGACGGAAGCACCTATTTAGACCACCAAGATAAAAAGAAGCGGGACGCATACTGGGCGAGACACTGCGGTAATCCAAAAGAACACCAGCTAATAAATAATCTCATCCCCAGCCCGTCGCTATTCTCGGCACGACTGCTCTGGGGGTCATCCACCGACCTCTGTGATAATTTAGTGGAATTACAGCGGGATTTTAATAAAATCTTCGTTCAACGCCAGAAGAAATAATCCAAGTGGATATATATGAAAGAAAAAGAATTGAAGCGAGAGGATATTATTCCTGTGCTGGCAGAGTATTATAAGAAAATCGGTCGCACGAACCCACCTCAATACGAGCTATACTCTTTACAAGAATTAAAGAAGTGCCTTACCCTGTTTAAAATACATTTGAAAATAGAATAAGTTAGGAAGTTTAGAAATATAATATAGGTAATAATATATATAAGATGAGTCAGTTGAACCCCGTTAAAAATGAGGCGAGCCCAGACCAAGTGTATTTTGATATTGTCGTCAGCAACTTTCAAAGCACGACTACCAAGCCCCCTGTATTCTTCTTTAACGAGCAACGCACGATGCCCTTTATAAGCAACCCTGAGGAATACTATCTCTCTATCCTCCGCTTTACGATGGAGACGGGGTCGCTACCCGTATTCATACCAAGTATAGAACCCAACCAGAACGACCGAGACCAGACCATTTATAGTGTCTGTCTGGAATATGATGACCCAGTTCTCGGCACTACCTACACTTCGGGGCAGGTGTTCGTGGATTGGATTACACAAGACCAGTCCGCACAAGTCCCTCCTGCTCCCGCTCAGTGTGCTAACGGAGTCCAGAATAACAGCACGGGATACTACTACTGCTACTCCTACTCCTATTGGATATATTTAATTAATTTAGCATTCGCTACTGCCTTTACAAACTTGACGAATGCGGTGGTAGCGGGAGGTGTAGCGATGCCGACTATCTATCCCCCTTTTCTTAACTGGGATACGACCAGCAATCAAGCGGTATTATACGGAGACCAGAATGGCTACTCCGTAGATAAGGGAGGTATTAATGTGGATAATATCCGTATCTATTTCAACGCCCCCTTATACGGATTGTTTAACTCCTTCCCATCCGAGTATTTAGGATATGCTGGAATAGTCAACGGCAAGAACTTCCAGCTCATTATCCCAAATGTAGGGGCGGTCAATCTTCTTACGATTACACCCGTTCAAGCACCCTCCCCCACACCCGTCACATATAGGGCGATTGCTCTCTATCAAGAAAATAGCACCATCGCCAACTGGTCGCCCATTACGGCGTTGGTCTTTACGAGTAATACCCTGCCTATCCAGAGCAATCAAGTATCTACCCCTCTGGTGTATGACGACGCTCAACAGATTATCTTTGGAGGCAACAACGCCAACATCGCCAACATTATAACAGATATGGTTAGCGACGACGGGCAGTATAGACCCAATATAGTATATAGCCCCCGAGCCGAGTATCGTTTAGTCACCTTATACGGAAATCGTCCCCTCTATAATGTAGATTTAAGCATATTCTGGCGGACAAAAACGGGCGAGTTGATACCCTACCGCATCAACTCAGGGGAGGCAGTCACCCTAAAATTAGCATTCTTAAAGAAAAGTGCCTATAAATCAAAATCCGCCAACCAAGGGGCGTAAGTTTAGGAATTAGTATTTTCATTTTATACCCAGATTTTTTATCTGTGTATAAAGTATAAAGATGTCCTCATTCAAGACAATCCTCGTGCGTGATTCCGTCATCGGCGACGTGACTGACGATATCGACTACGCCGTTCATTCAGGCGGTAGCCAAGTCACCTACCAACAATTCCCGACCACTTCTGCCAGCAACTCTGCTCTCATTTTTAACATACAAGTTCCAAGTGAGAATGTGATAATCGGCAGAGATGTTCTTATCAATACTGGTCTGACCTTTACTATCTCGGCTACGGGTGTCCCAGTCGGGCAGACAGCGTGGGATTACGGAATGACCGACGCATTCCAAGCGATGCCTCTCAACTCCCTCTTCTCCACAGCAACCGCCCAGATTAACAATACTACCTGCTCCATCAACACGCAGGATGTATTGCCCGCTTTAATGCGTATGAACGACAGCCGTGAGTTGTATAAGTATAATAGTATGACCCCTGTATTGCCCGACCAAGCATACGGCAGATACGCTGATGCCGTCTCTGGTGTCGGTTCAGTCGGTAATCCTTACGCCAGTTCTAATAACAACCCTCTTGCTGACTTCGCACAAGCATCTTACGATGTCGACCAAGTTCCTCGTGGTTGCTTCCCTGTTTCTTACTCCGTCACCCACACCCTTGCTGGTGGTGGAACTGATGC